CGGCGAGCGGACGATCTCGATCGGCTTGTGCCCGTAACGCAGCGGCCCGACGACCATGGGCAGCACCAGAAGCTCTTGCATCGGATAGACCGGCCAACTCGGCCCCGGCGTGGTATCGGCGATATACCACGAGAGGGTTTGAGTGATCAGTGCCCGGCCGAGATAGTTCTCGACGTTGCGGCGCGCGGTCGGGACGTAGACAAGCTCACAGAGATCGTCCTCGCTGTCATGGTCAATGCGCGCGTGGCGTTTAAACAGCGACAGGCTGACCGGCTCGATCGCCGGCGGGGTGACAACCCGGAGGCTGGCGTAGCTCATCCCGCCCGAGCGCTGGCCGGTGGCTTGCGGCGCCCATCGCCGTCGTCAGAGAGCGGATGCGCGTCCATCTGCGCCTGCAAGGCCGCGATCTGCCCCTTGGCCTGCATCACGAGGTCAAGCGCCTGTTGCGCGATCACCGACGATCCGGGGATTTTGGCCGTCGCCTGCGCGTCCCGCTCCGCCACGGCGATGATATCCCGCAATTCCTGGATCCGGTTCATGGCATCGGTGGCCTTGACCCGCGGGTCGACCCTGGGAACACCACGGGCCACGAAGCGCGCCACGCCCAGCTTGACGTAGGCCTCGGCGGTATCCGGATTGTCAAAGCCCGCGCGGTCATTCGCACGGTAGGGTCCAGCGGATCGGGAGAACTCGATCACGTCGACAGTTTCGGCCATTTAAGCGGCTCCGGTCGGATTGCGACCCCCACCATACGCCGATATCACGCGTAGGACGCAAGCCCGGCTGCCACTAGAGCATCGGCCTCGTGTGACGGCATTCCCATAACGTCGCTGTAGCGCGGGGTGACCCTGTCGGGGATACCGGCCGCCGGATTGGCGACCGGCTCGTATCCCGTGATGCCCCCGACGGCAGTGACCGCGTTGCCCGAACCGACCCAGGCGGTTTGAGCCGAGGACGTGACAAACAAGTCCGTCCAGCCGTGCTTTTTCGTCGCGTCGCGGTAACGCCCGACCTTGATCGCCATGGATCGTGCCCCCCTTACAGCTGCGTCGGCAGGACCTCAGAGAAGCCATGCAAGACCGCCACACCGTAAAACGATGCCGTGTCGATCGTGCCCGTAGAGGTCAGCGTCGGCGTAACATCGAGCCGGATGTAACGGTTGGCGCTCTTCACGTCTGCCTCGAACATCACGGACCCGTGGATCGTGGCCGCCGCTGTGCCTGCGTTGGTCTCGATCAAGAGGGCCTGCGCAGCGGTCGGCCACGTCGATGGCGGGCTTACCGTCGTCGTGTTGTTGATGTCGTAAAGCGACGCCCAGGCCGTCCCATTATTGCTGTGCTCGACCTTGACCGACGTCGCGCCAAACGACTTCGCCGCCGCGATGCTCAGGTCATACTGCAAGATGAACAGGCAGCCGAGCGGCATCGCGTTGGTGATCTGCTGCGCGATGCCGCCATTTGACTGAATCGTTGCCCGGTCGATCGTGAGGCCCGTAACCGCCGAGTATGTGCCGGCAGCATTGGACGTGATCGAGGTCGATGGCACGGCCGCGACCGGCTGCACAAGCGACTGCAGATCACGACCCGTGATCAGTGGATTGGTCATTGCGAGATAGCTCCCGTTGGAGAGTGCGAAGACGATAGGCGTTGTTCCGCTTAGCTAATCGCCGGAGCGTAACGACATCCGGTGATCATGGCGACCGCTTCATCATGGCGCATCAAGAAGTCATGCTCGGCGATGCAGCGAATCAGCATCTGATCGCTCTGGAACGTGTTGACCTGATTGCCGCCGGTGTCGACGTAGGACGCCTCGCGCGAGACCGCCAGCTCCAGCCGCATGCTGTCGAACAGCATCCCTTGGTTCATGGCCACGATGTAGATTTCCGAGCAATCGTTGTTCGCCCCGACCGTGAGGTTGATCGGGATCTGTGTCGTGGTTGCCCACGGCCAGCCGAGCAGGGTCTTGGTGCGCGTCATCTCTTCCTGGTAAACATAGAACCCGTTGCTGTTCTGGACATTCAGCAAGTAGTTTTTGACGCGCGGCGCCATGATCCAGAGCAGCGACGACATGGGCACATTGGCGCTTTCGATCTTGTTGATTGCGCCACCGAGTTCGTTGGCCGCCGTTGCCAGCGTAAATGACGGCGTGCTGGTGATTTTCTGGCTGGCGAGGCAGAACGACGCGAACCCCTTCGGGCTATCGAGCGTTCCGTCACCGCGAATGAACGCAAGGTCCTCGCGCCGGGCAATGATCTGCGCCAGGTCGTCCCGCACGAGCGCATCCACCGACGGGTCCGAATAGCGCAGCAGATCGTTGCTGATCGGAGTGAGGGCGGTCAGCTTTTTGTAGGTCGCGACCAACTGCCCGACCTGCGGATTGCTGATCGGAATGGATGTGACCTCGCCGCCGTAGCTTGCGGTTGCCGCCTGCGTCTGACGTGGCATCTGCATGGTGCCGCGCGGCATTTCGATTGTCCGCACCCCGCTGCCGCGGACCACCGTCATCGGACGCAGGATCTCGATGAGCTGCGCCACGTAGTCGGGCGGGACAATAAAGCCGCCGGCTGAGCCAACGCCGGCCAACATGCCGGAGGCGGTGCGGATGACGCCCTCGGGCCCCGGGCCTGACCTGCGGCCGTATAGGACCTCCGTCACCGGGTTGCGTTCGCCAAAGACCTCAGTGGCGATCGCTCGCGCATCCGAAATGGAGCCGTTGGCCGCCGCCATCATGCGGCACAGCGCGCCGATAACAAGCGACGGCGCCGACTCGTGGTCCTCGCGCCGCACCCGACCCTCGGCCTGGCGCTGGTGGCGGTTCTGCAACGCCCCGTGGCGCACAACGCCGGGGAAGTCGCTGCGGCCGCCGTCGGCCGCCCCACCGCCGTCCTCTGTATCCTTGGCCTTGTCGGCCTCGAAACCAAGCGCGGTCTCGGCGCGCGCGATGCGCGTCTCGTGATCGCGGAGCTGGTCATCGTGCGCCTTGAGACCATCCGTCAGGGTGTCGATGCGCGACTTTTCGTCGGGCTCAAGCGGCTCGGCGCCCTCGCGCTCGACCAGCTTGATGTATTCCTCGCGGAGCTTCTGACGCTCGGTGACGAGCGCAGCGCGGGCGCGACGCAATTCCGGCAGACGCTCGATGAGCGGCATGGCCTGTTGTTCTCCAAGTTAAAAGGTGGGGACGGTTGCGCCTGAAAAAGGACCCGGCGCGCGAGGGCGTCGGCGCCGGGCCAAGTCAGGGGAGGAAACGTCCAAGGTGCCCCGGAAGCGACCCGCCGGAGCACGGGATAGCGCAGAGCGCTATTCGGTAAGTTCGGCCCGCTGTTCGATCTCGAGCAGCGTCGCTAGGCGCCGACGGTACACACGCTCGCGGGCGAGCTTAGCATCGGCAGCGGCCGCCAACTTGGCCACTTCCGCAACGGCGAAGGATTCAGCAAAAGCCGACTCGCGGGCGTCGATAACACGCCGCAGGACGCGCTCGATGTCTGCGTCCGCAGTAGCGCGCTGTAACACAAGAGCGTCCGGGACAGCCGGCACCGAAACAAACGAAAATTCTTGTAGCTCACAATCGGTGATCCGCATGACCGGACCACCATCCACCTGATTACCCTCAATCGTGTCGAATCCGGTTGAGGCCGCATTGATGACCCCGGCCCGGATAAGGCCCAGGACTTCGTCGGCGCGCACACTGACACCCGCGGGCGGGAATCGCACCTTGGACACCAGCTTGCCGCCGACAACGCCGATCTCGTCGGCGCGCGCTACCGGCCAGTCCGCATTGTGCTGCCAGAGGACAATCGGATTTAGGCGGTAGTTGTCAAGACGGAATGCGGTCGACGGGATCGTGAGATTGTCCCGGCCGACCGTCGCAGTCGATGCTGCGACGACGATTGTTCGATCGTCCGTGTCCGTTTGTCGGTCGATAGAAAACGGGAAAACGGCGCGGCTATAGGTCATTGCGGGTCGGGTTCCTTTGGCGTGCGCGTCTGCAAGGTCGCGGTTCCGGCCGGGCGCGTTTCTCTGTCAGGCGTCACCGGCCGGATGGTCCGCGGCTTGCGCTGTAACCATGCGAGGTCCGCGAGCTGCGCAAACTTTTTCTGCAGCGCTGCATACGCGGCTTCGCGAGGCGTCTGGCCCCGGCCTGGATCTCGAGCGCTCATTGGTTCGGATCGAACGGCGGGCCGGCCGGTGGCGTTATGCGATTGATGGCGCGGGTGACCGCCGCGTCAAACTCGGCCTTTTTCTCGCGCTCTTTCATCTCGACCTCAGCGACGCGCTTTGCTTCGGCGATCTTGCGGTCACCTTGTGTCGCGCGTAACGACCAGTCGGAATAATGGATACTACCGGGCATATCTAGCTACTTTACACGCTCGACCCAAGACAGCAAATACCAGTGCTCGACGTCGAAACCGTTGAACCGCACCGATATAAAGCCCGGTTTGGATTTCGTGTCGACCACGACCCCGATCCGATTGTCGGCGATGACGTTGACGAGATCACCCTCTTTCATGACGGGAATCCTAACAGTGGCGAGATGTTGGCCGTGAAGCCGGGTGCCCATACTGCCGCGCCGGCCTGCACCAGAGCCAGAGCCTCAACCGCTGGCCAGGCGCATCCCTCGCCGGCTCGCACGAAGGCCCGCACCGGATAGCGCGGCAGCGTTGCCGGCCAATAGTCATAGGACATGACGACCGGCACCCACGGCCACGGGTTATTTTCGATCGCCCATTCCAGCGTGCCAGGCATAGCCGAGCCGTATTGGCTGGACGGCACCTGGATATAAGCCGGTGGATTACCAGTTCCGGGCCGATATTGTCCGAGCATCCGGTAGCCATAAATCGCATCGAGCGTGGTCGCTGTGCCCAGCAGGCCCCGGATAGCGTCGATTGTGCCGGCAGCGGTGGCCGTGGCCGCCGCGGTACCCGAGACAACGCTCTTCGGCACGGCGATCGCCGCGGACGCGCCGACAGCGGCCGCAACCGTAGCACAGGTGCCGGTAACGGCCTGCGTTGATCCGGACGCCGCGGCGGTCGCTGCCGCCATTGCTTGATTCTGGCCGGCCGATTTGACGACGGCAGAGGACGCCCCAACGATGGGCATGAGCGCGGCCGTTGCTGTGGCCGCAGCCAGAAGCCCCGCTACAGCGGTCCCGCTCGCCGTCGCGTTGGAAGCCGCGGCCCCTTGCGTGCCCTGAACGGTAACACCGGTGGCCACCGCCGTCCCGGCCGAGGTGCCGGTGATTTTCTCGACGCCTGCCGATGCGCTGGTCCCTACGGCGATGCCGGCCGCCACGCCGGCAATAACGTCTTGCGCCGTAGCAGCGCCGGTCGCGATAGGTGCGCCGGTCGCCACGCCGATAATAACGCCCTGCGTCGCGGCACCGAGAGCGGCAGAGATGCCGGCCGC